GGTGGGCGGGAAAGATTCTTCTAGTGCATGAATAAGTCCACGGGAATTCATCCCGAGAACCTCAAGCATATTGGGGGAGGTTGACATTGCTGTGTTCAAAGAAGGCGGGCATCCTGGCAGATTTAGTTTCAGCAAGTTGAGGAGCTTTGCCCTCATACATTAGCCGATCGCTAGAATCGAGCCAAAATTTTTTGTCCAAATATTTGTCCACGGTATTTATACCTAGTGGTTGCATTACCCAATTGATAGTAGCCTTCCTGAGTTTATCAAGACTAGGACTGATGTTATACCCCAGCTCAGTATGAACCAGACTATTGGTAGCCACATGAATTTGTTCATCTCTGGAAATGTCAGCGGAAACAGTTCTCATACCAGCGTCACCATTAAACCTAAAGAATGGTAGAAGAACGAAGAAGATCGCACGCTCGGCAACCAACGCTTTGGTGATCGTATGATCTGGATGTGCTTCCCAAGCGGTTTTAAGCCGTAGGGCTTCTTTCTCAGCTTTCTCATCAACACCGTAAGCATTGGCGATGTAACCAAGTGCGAGGTCGTGGTTCTCTTCATCTGTGACGTTTGACACCAGTATTTCGCGTGCCAACGCTGGTACTTCACTATTGAGGGCATTGGTGATAAAATCTCCCACAGGCAGTTCCATATGTCGCAATGCAAGAGCACGGAAGATTGCCTCCTCCGCGCCTGCTTTGCATGTACCGGCAGTTGTCTGTACCGGTGTCCATTTGCGCTTCCGCGCCATTAGTTTTTGATAAGGGTTCATTCTGCACAATCACATTGAGGTTCAGGGGTGTCCTCAAGTAGGCTGTTCAGATAATCATCGACTTCACTCTCTTCGAGAGCAGCATATGCGCTTGACTTATCTTGAACGTCGCCCATAACTTGGAGACTATAA